GATCATTCTCGCGACCCTCACACATATTAGAAATGAATTCGAATTCGTTCTGCGGCTTAAGGGAGGGTCACAACGCGCGGGTAGCCAAAGACACGCGAAGTCAAGTTTTACCAATGGGGGTTTTACAAAATGGCAGCACTGATCGATGAAATTGGAAACAGATACGGAAGACTCTTGGTTCTAGAGAGGGTTCCCGGAAACACGCGTAGTCATAGCATTAGATGGCTCTGTATTTGCGACTGCGGACAAACGACGATTGTAGATGGTCGAGACTTGCGCAGAGGGGATACGAGATCCTGTGGCTGTCTGAAACTGGAGAGCGTGAGAGCCAAGGGAACGAATCGAAAGCACGGTCTAACCCATCATCCCCTATACAAGACTTGGGCTGGGATAATTGCTCGCTGTACAAACCCTGATAGCAAATCATGGGAGCACTATGGGGGGCGAGGAATCGATATCTTTGAAGCTTGGAAATGCGACCCACGACCCTTCATTGAATGGATCGAAGAAAACCTCGGTCTAAGACCAGAGGATATGACCCTGGATAGGATTGATAACGATGGGAACTACGAACCGGGGAATCTGCGTTGGGCCACTGCAAGCGAACAGGGACGAAACAGGCACAACTATCGAGTCTCCCCAGCATTCTATCGTTTGCTCACCGAACCATTCGAATGGACGTATTCGGAAGGGTCGTCCTAATGGGCTATTTCCCAGCATCCTTTGCAGCCTGTTCAATCCAGCCAGCAAGCTTATCGTGGTCTACATACTTGTAGACGGTGTAGGCATTATTGAGCTTGAACGGAATATCGCCTGCGGAATCAGCGGCAGAGAATAAACCACCACCCTTCAAGTGATGAATCTTGACTCCCACAATCCCATTTCCACGGTCGATGGACTCCTGGATCTCATAGTTGATGAACTTGCGACCTGCAGTCTTCGCGCCGATGCAAACAACCGTGACGCTCGTGTTGTAGAGGCCGTCGTCAATTAGCTTTTCCACAGCTGCGTCGCTCTTCGCTTTTGCGTCTTCCCATATCGAGGAGTCTAGGAATCCAGCGGCGGCGCATCCGGTAACCTGCGGAATGTTCCGGATTTGATTCACGCGGAAGACGTCACGCTGGTAGTGAAAACTGAAGAAGACTCGACGGGCCATGCTTTCTCCTTATTGTTTTAGGAGCAATACAATCATTACCACGACGATCGTGGCTACGATCATCCCATGAAAGACTCGAAGCGTTTCTGAGAACGCCACCTCGAACTGCGAGTCAACCGCGCCGCTAAAAGGGGTGGTGTCCATGCTGAAGTCGGTCTCGGATGCGGAGACATCTCGCACGTGGTCATAGAGCTTTCGGAACAGCCGTTCCTGCCGAAGGAAGTAGGCATCGAGCGACCAGAACGCAAACGCCGGAAAGTAAGCGAGGAAGACGAAGAGCGGATTCACTTTGGAGGCGGCAGCTAGGGCGAAGAGCGCAGCGACCAGAGTGACGCTCCAACCCTTGAGCAGGAATGAGTTCGACCCCATCCGCGTGATGACGGCTTGGACCATCTGAAGATGCGCGATCTTGGCATCCATCTTGAACCCAGAAGACCACGAAAAGCTAGCAACCCCGAAAGGAGAACGCATGGGACAACGAGGACCGGCCCCAAAACCAACCGAGCTGAAGAAGCTTCATCAGACGTTTCGACCGGACCGCTCTCCTCAGAACGAAGCTACTCCTAATCCCGCATCTCCGTACCAATTGAAGGCTCCGGAGTGGCTCAACGAGCGCGCAAAGGAAAAATGGGACGAACTAGCGCTACGTCTCCACGGACTCGGACTACTCACTGAAATTGATCTCGATACCTTCGCTCTCTATTGCGTTACTTGGGATCGCTGGAGGGAAGCCGAGGAAGCTGTCACCGCGAAAGGACCGACCACCACCGCGCAAAGTGGCTATCAAGCGGTCGCTCCCCATGTCACCCGAGCTAAGACCCATCTTGCGGAGCTAATCAAACTCAGCGGGCTCTTAGGTTTGAGTCCCTCCGCGCGCACCAGAATCGAAGTTCAACCTGAAGAGAGACGGACAGACGACCTATTGGCATAGCCGCCAACGGCACAGCGGCGATCTCGGGTGCTCCGTTGACGCAGGGTGACCCGATGCTTAATTTGTGGACAGGGTACTCTACGCAAGGGAGTCCCACCTCATGCATGTTCCGCGTTGGGCCAAGGTCGTCGGCTCGGTTGTTGCTGCGATGCTCTGGATTGTTGGCATTGCTGGCGTGCCTGACGATTTGCAGACGTGGTCAAAGTGGCTGGAATGGTTGAGCGGAAACAGCGGGCGCTGGTTGGTTACTGGAACAGCCATCGTCCTGTTGCTTTTAGTCTGGTCTGGTTCAATCAGAGAAAGCTTTCGTAGAGAATATGACGAACCGAGAAACTTCAGCAAGCTACGTATAGAGCCACTCGTTCTCAGTAGCAAAAAGGCTGTGTTTAACGTCGAGAATGAGGGTGTAGAAACAACCGTAGTTGCCACGATAAATTGGATACGATGGTTCACAGATGGAAAGTGGACGGATTTCTGGGCGGGCGACTTTCCATATCGGCTTGATTGGGATGAAGCTCACGGTAATCGAATCTCGGCACTCGGAATAGGACTCATAAAAGTAGTGACCGTATTTGATAGGGGGCCGTTTTCTACAGAAGGTAAATACCTAGGATTTTATAAAGCTGGTGGTATTCGATGGGAAACGGAACGGGGTGGAGTCGGTCATTTGAAATGCGAAATCGAGTTCACGGCCGATCCGCCTTTGCAAGAACCGGTAAAGGAAGTGTTCGACATATTGTTTGATAGTAGCGATAGCCTTGTCTCATTCCATAAGTCAGATTTTACGCCATTAGCCAAGAACTAGACCGTTGCTTGGGAGGAGAGTAAATGGATATCAAGCGTGATTTCCCAATGCTCGTCTATACGATCGATGCGTGTACGGAAGAAGGCTATCGCTTCATCTCTGAAGACGAGGGAATCGAATTAGGACACTACATCCCGATCTGGCTTCACATTCGCACTAAGGTCATCGATCGCTACCGATGAACCTAGATACTCCATGTAGATGCGAACTCTTTATTGAACGCTACCTGAGCTTTACGAAGGGTCAAGCTGGTGGAAAGCCCTTCAAACTAGAGAAATGGCAACGCAAACTGCTTCGTCGCATCTATAACGACGTCGACAAGGAAGGATTTCGACGAATAAGGACGATGTTCGTAAGTGTTCCACGCAAGAATGGAAAAACTGAAATTGCTGCCGCGATTGGTCTGTTTCATCTAATCAGTGAAGGGGAGAAAGGTGCGGTGGTCGTTTGTGCCGCGAAGTCGAGGGATCAAGCTCGACTAGTCTTCCAAGCAGCTCGAAGGATGGTTGAGCAGTCCAAGGCTCTGAGTGAGGTTGTAAGCGTCTTCAAGACTAGTCTCACTTACAAAGACAACACACTCCACACCCTCTCTTACGATGCGCATACCGCTATGGGCATAAATCCATCGTGCGTACTAATGGACGAGTTGCATACGTGGGAAGGAGAAGCGGGACGCGAATTCTTTGAAGCGTTGGTTTCCGCGCAGGGAGCGCGCCGACAACCCCTTACTTTCATCATAACCACGGCCGGAGTATCCAAATACTCGGTCTGTTATGAACAAGATCAGTATGCGCAGAAGATCGCAGCCGGAACGCTCGTTGATAAAACTTTCGCCTCCTATATCAAGAGATCCGACCCCGAAGACGACTGGACCGACCCCGAGATCTGGAGGAAAGCCAATCCAAACCTCGGAGTCAGTGTCTACGAATCCTTTATCCGAGCCGAAGTAGAGCGAGCCAAGAAGAGCCCTTCCGAGACCAATAAGGTTCTCCGCTTCTACCTGAACCAGTGGACGGAATCAGAGACCAAATACCTAAATGACGCGGACTGGAACGCTTGTGCGTTCCCAGTTGATCCGGAAGCTCTGAACGGAAGACGCTGCTATGGGGGATTAGACCTTGCGAATACTAGCGATATCGCGGCGTTCGTTTTGACGTTCCCTCCAGAAGATGAGGGTGACCCCTACCAAATACTGAATTTCGCTTGGATACCCAAGGAAAATATCCACGATAGGGTCATGCGCGACGGAGTGAAATACGATGCTTGGGCCAAAGACGGATACATGTTCGCCACTGAAGGAAACATAATCGACCACCAAGCGATTATCGCGAAGATCATCGAACTCTCAGAGGTGTATGACATTCAAGAAGTCAACTTCGATAGATGGGGCTCAGTTCAAGTGAGCAACCAACTTCAGGGAGAGGGGATTCAGATGGTGCAGTTCGGACAAGGATGGAAGTCTATGTCCTCACCCACCAAGCACCTAGAAACTCTAACGCTGAGCAAGCGTCTAGCACACGGGGGAAACCCGGTCCTTGCCTGGAACATTTCTAATCTAACCGTCGAAAGCGACGCTGCCGGGAATGTGAAACCGTCAAAGAAGAAGTCTTCCGAAAAGATTGACTGCGCTGTTGCCCTAATAATGAGTCTGGATAGCGCATTAGTAGACGATCCTACAGCAAGAACGTGGGGCTTCGAAGAGCTATATGAAGCCTTCGACGCGCAAGAGGAGATAGCGAGTGAGTAGACCAAAACCAGATCCAATCCAGATCCAATACGCAGCGCAGCCGCACGAAAGGGGTGGGAGACTAGAAGGAGACGCGCGCAAGAAGCTACCGAAGTAGAGCGCGCTACCAGTCCTCCCCCATTTTTCTTTCCATCTACTACCGGACGACGGGGACTCACCTCTGCCAGCAATAATATCTCTGTCGCGGTATTGATGGACCAGTACAAATCCTGGCCGATGATCGCAGCTACCGCTATTGCCGATCGCGTGATGAAGTTAGAGCCCGTTGTAGTAACGCAAGTTCGGGTCTCGGACGGAACCGCTAGGTTCGAAGAGTTAGACGATCACCCACTAAAGCAGCTTTTAGACAATCCCAATCCCACCTTTTCGATGAAGCAACTACAGCGGTTGCTTTCCTTATGGTTAGCCCAAGTTGGAGACGCCTATCTCCTGAAGGTTACCGATAATCTCGGAGTAACGCGCGAGCTGCATCCTCTCGTCCCTTCGCACATGATGAAGATTACGGGACCGACCGGAGTCGAAGGCTACGTATTCCACGGTCAAGGGGGAGCACAAATAGAATACGGGGTCGATGAGATCGTTCGTATTTTCAAACCCGATCCCACTTGCCCGTTTGAAGGAGTAGGAAGTCTGGGACCAAATGCTCTCAGCTATGACACTGACCTATTCATGGATCAGACCCTCAGAAAGCACTACCGAGACGATGCAACTCCCAAGGTGATTCTGAAAGCTGCGGAGGGAGCCAGCATACCGAAGGGAGATACCAAGGAGCGTTGGGAGAAGGAATGGCTCAACAAGTATGCGAGACGACTTGGAACGGGAGTCGGTCTTCCGGCTTGGCTCCCACCGGGATTCGATATCGAAACCCTGGAGGGAATGAAGACTAAAGACCTAGTGCTTCTACTGGAATACCTCCGGGACAAGATCCTCTCGGCTTATGGAGTCCCCGGTTCGATGGTGGGACTCGATCGCAATATCAACCGCGCGACTGCCCAAGCTTCTATGGTCGTCTTCGACAAGCAGACGATAGAACCTCAAGCAACTTTGATCGCGGACGCGCTGACTACCCAGCTGGCGAAGGATTGGATCTGGTTTTGGTCTACTCACTCGCTATCTCCTCTTGCGCGTCGAAGGCTTCATATAGCTCTTCGAAGCCCCACGTTCTTGCTGTAGGATCGTCTACTAATGCGCTATCCAGACTCATTATTAGGGCAACAGCGCAGTC